CGCAGTCGGAGTGGCTCAGAACGGTGTCCTGAGTGTCTTCAGTGTCGAACACATTGTGCTTCATGGTCTTGTTTCCTCCCTTAGATTTGTCGGATTTGTTGTCGGGGTCATCGGGGTCCTCTTCCTCGTCATCCTCGGCGTTGTCGTTCACCTGCTCCGCGGCGGCAGCAATCAAAGCGTACATGACCTTCTTCTGCTTCTCGTTCATGGTGTTGACAACATCCTCGATGGTCTCCTCGTCCTCGGGCTTCTCTTTGCCCTTGGACTTATCGCCATCCTTAGGTTTGTCCCCGTCTTCGCCCGCGTTGGGCTTGTCATCAGGCTTCTCCTTGGTATCGGCCTTGTGGATCAGCGGGGGCTTCTCATCGGGACGGTACAGGGAAATAGGCTCGTAAGCGGACAGGATCATCTCCTGCTCACCGCCTTCCCCATGAGCCATGTCCACGAAGTCAATGAAGGCGCCGGGATTCGCACCGGCCACTACCAGGCTGACCTCGCGGATGTCGCCGTGCATGACGTCCTTGTTCGGCGTCTGCTGGAGCCCATTGGCATAGATGGAGAGGGACACAATGTCCCCGTGCTGCACCAGCTCCTTGGCCGCTTTGCCGCTCTCACTCTCGTTGAACGTGCAGTATGCATAGACGCCGTCCTTGCGGTTCTCCAAGAGGGCGTGGCCCAGGATGTTGGTGGGTTCGTTGTGCTGGTGGTTCCAAACAAGAGGAACCGTCTTCCCGTCGCAATGCTCGAATGCGTTGTGGCGAATGGTTCGCCCATCAGCGCAGACAAGATCGTTTCGGGTAGCCCAGCCACTAAAGTCAAACTTCAGATCCATTTTGAACATTTCCTCCTTCGGATTCAGATGGTGGCTGTTCGCCCTCCCCTTTCGGGGCGCTTAGGTTACTGTTCCGGAGCTCGTCCGCCTTGGGGTCCTTCGACGGCTTCATACCGATCTTCTGCCGGATCTCGTTGGAGGTCATGATCTCATTGCGAGTCATCTTGTCGGCGATTTCGGCGATGTCGTTGATGGGCACCAGCCTGAACGGGTCTCTGAAGAACAGGATCGACTGCTTCTGTGACCGAGCAGTTTTGGTGAGGAATTTCCTCTTCATTTCGTCAACAATGGCGGACAGGATGGGTTCGATGGTCCGGTTGTCGTAGTTCAGCTTCGTCCGGTCATCAGCAGTGCCGTCCAATATCCCCTGGGTGATTCCCAACTGGCTGTAAAGCATACTCGTCAGGTATTCAATCGGGGACATCAGATTGTTGTCGATGGGCCGGTTCAGCTGCACCACATGCTCCGTGCCGTCGGTGTAAGCGACGCCATACTTGGAGCCGGACAACTGTTCCTCAATATCTCTACGGCGTTTTTCCGCCTGTTGACGTCTCGCTTCCGTCTTGATGACGTAGGGGAGCTGGATGATCAGATTGAGCTTTCCGGAGCCGCTCTGTTCGTCGATGGCGTCCAGAATGTTCAGCTTCCGGATCAGCCGCTGCATGGTGGAGTTGGGCTCGTTCATGATTGCGAAGAACGGGTTCTCCACCAGGGCCACTGTGCTCTTGGGCAGGATGATGTCCTGCTTTTCACCCCGCTGCTCGTTATAGACCCGCAGCTTTACGTGCTGTGGATACCATTCCAGGACCTTGCCGACCCGCAGCTTCTCGATTTTGTAGGAGCCGTTTTCCGGGTCGATATCGGTGTCCGTGGGCACGATGGCCACGCAGCCCTCGTCCAGCATGGACATGACCACGTCCTGGATAAAGGCCCGTCCGGTCTGGTCCAGATTCGCCTCCAGGGACAAGCAGGAATTCAGCGAGGAGTCGATCACCTCGGTAAACCGCCCGTCCTCATCCAGCCTCGCGTGCTGGATGGCGATGGAGGACGCGTCCAGCGCGATCCGGTTGTAGACCGATGTGATGATGGCCCGCTCATTGCCCCGGCTGAAAATGGGCCGGTCCGGACGGTAGGAGGAGCTTGGGCCAAGCGGGTATCGGAACCCAAAGGTTTCGTTACCCAAAAAAGCGTTCCAGGCATGTTTCAGCCTGGAACCAAAAGCAATTTCCATAATCTCTCACCTCCAGTCCGCGCTTGATGAAATTATGTCGTTGCTCTGTGTGTTGAATTTTGGGCATAAAAAATCCGCAGACCCGGTTAAGAGTCTGCGGCATGGTCCATGGGATTACAGTTTCTTCATGTCTCCAGGACTGAGGTTGCTTCTCATGGGGTTGGTCCCATAAATCTGTCCATCGTCTGTGACGAGATACTGGGCAGGGGCTGTCAGTCCCGCTGTGATAGACTGGGTGTTAAGAACGATGCCATTCGGCTTGTCCCAATACCCGACAACCGCCTTATCGGGGAACTGCTTTGCGAAAATAACAATGGCTTCCTTTACGGTCATGTTTATCCTCCCTCTTTACATCTTTTTAGGTCGTTCAACCGCGGCCAAGGCATAGGTGGTTGGCTCGCAATTATCAAGGCGGTTATATGTGATGGTTTTCAGATTGACAAAGTCCATGAACGATCTGGTTTTCGACGGAGATTGAGTAATCTCTTCTCCGCTCTGACCGTCATAGATTCGAGTTCTGCCGCCCTCATTCTTCCAGAAAAGACTATGCTTACCCCCGAGTTTCCAAGCCACGGTCAGATTGCCATAGGACCCGTCGCCGGTCTGCGAAAGCGTATCGAGAACGGCTTGCCCCGACTTTTTCCTTCCCATTTTGACCTCAGGGGAATTGAAAGTGGCTTTGAAAAAGTCATCAGAAAAGAATCCATCACTGACTTTTGTCGCCTGCACGTCATATCCCTTCTCTCGAAGGGCCATGGCGGTTGTGCAGAAGGTGCAATTCATGGTGGTGCCCAAATCAGGATAATCCGGATTGGTTACTTTGACGCTCTCTTCCGCTTTCATCTTCCGGGGGAGGCGGGGGCACTCGTCAAAGTCTTTAATATCCTTCTCCCGGTTGAGCCTATCCAGCTCTTTCATCCGGCCTTTCCGCAGCATTCGGTTTTGTACCGCTTTCACGGCGAGAACAGCGGCAAATGCGGAAACATATGTAACCGCCTGGATTGCGAGATCTTCATTTACAGAACCGGTCAATTCGGAAACCTTTTTGGAACCCACACTCTTCAGAAAAGAATCAACCCCGTCCTGCTGGTTCTGACTATACCGTTCTTTTCCGGCTTTTGTCAATGTACCATCCTTGTTCTGGTAACGACGTACGCCCCATTTCATACCCTTGACGCCGTAGTGCATCAGGTATTCTTGGGGAGAAAAAGGTTTGTCGTAAGGACCCATACTTTTCCTCCTTCGCTTAGTGGGCGTAGTACGCTCTCAGCCGTTTGTTCTCCCTGCTCGTCTTTGCCGCCAGTAAACCATTGACAATCGTTCCGCCGATCGCGATGGTCGATGCGGCAATATTGGCAACCTCCTGGTTGTTCAGTTGGTTCGCGAGAAGTCTGGACACCACGGTGCTTCCAGCAATGATAACGCCCTCGGCCAAATAGGTCGCTTGGGTGTTTCCCGAAATAGTTTTTCCACTCTGGTAAAGCTTCTTTCCTTCATCGGCCAGTTTGTCGGTTTTCAGCTTTTCATAAGCGTTTTCCATTTTACGCTTCTCGGTCTTAACAGCGCTCTTGGCATCCTTGACCTGCTGACGGGTAGCTTGACCGGATTTGTAGGCGGCCCTGGTTTCGTCTGCTTTCGACTTAGCGGTTTCGTAGTCCGACTCCGCTTTGCGATACCGTTCCAGACCCTTGCGGGTGTAAGAACCGTCGTAGTTCTGGTAGCGTCTTACGCCCCATTTCATACCCTTGACACCGTAGTGCATCAGGTACTCCTGCGGGGAGAGAGGCTTTTCATAGGGCTTCATAGTACCCCCCTTTTTTTTATTCAAATGCTTCTGGATTGTGCTTATAGGCCACATACGCATCCATCATGGCCGCCACAGCGTCGATTTTCTGGTCGGACCGTTTCTTCAGCAGCTTCCGGTTTCCATTGGTGTCCTCCATGGTGATGCAATTTCCCATGGAGAAGGTGAGCAGCTCCTCGTCAAAGAGCAGCATACGCTCTCCGGCCAGCTTTTTCAGCTCGCCCAGAGGGACAGATTCCGTCCGGGAACCCTGTCGGACCACTTCTACGCCGAAGGGGCCGTTTTCATCTGTCCACCGCTTGATGAACTCCTGGGCGTTGTATGGGTCGTAGCCAAAGCAGCGCACGTCATAGCCCCGGTTGATGATGTGCTCGTCCAGGTCATCGTAGACCTGCATCATGTCCAGAACAGTACCCTCCATGACGATCAGGCTCCCCTCCGCCATGAAGTCCTCATACTTCACCCGCATGGCCGCCGGCAGCTTGTGCAGGGTCAGCGATGTGATGTAGTTTCGGGTCTTGACGCCAAAGGAGCCATCCCGAAGAGGAAACAGGAAGGTAAAGGAGCAGAAGTCGTCGCCCTGGGAAAGGTCTGCCCCCAGGGAGCAGGGCATCTGCCAAAATCTCTGCCGGCGATGGGGGAGAGTCTCCTCATAGGTGAAGTAGTAGGTGTAGCCCTCCATGGGCAGCCCGAACCGCTTTGCCAGCATATCGTTGCGGGTGGCGGGGGCCGTTTCTGCCCGGTCAACGTCCTTCTGGTAGGTCTCGTAGGTCACGGTCTTTCCCAGATTGGGGTTTGCCTTGATCCACATGTCCGGATAGGCGACCTCTTCCACGGAGTCCAGCTTGTACCACCAGATGGACACGTGCTCCTGGGGAGGGCCGATACCCTGAAGAATGTTCATCAGCTCCATTTTGATGGTATCGCCCGCTCCGTTTCGGACCGTGCCCTCGGAGCTGGTGGCGATGATCAGGTAGTCGTCCAGCTTGGATGCGCCCTGCTCAATGGCACCGATGACATCCTCCCGGGCGTCCGCCGAAGAAAGCCACTCATCCACCGTGGCCACTTTGCAGCGGAGTCCCTGGAGCTTGTCCACCGACATGGGACGGACCTCCACCAGGGAGCCGGAGATGAAGTTCTCGATCCCCTTCTTTGTAGAGGCCAGCTTGACGCGGTTGGCTCTGGAGCCGGTGGTGTTCTGCAAGGAACCCTCGGTCATGAACTGAAACACAGGGCCTCTCGCTCTGGTGATGGCGGTCTTGATGGGGTTGACGATCTCCTCCGCCTGCTTCATGGTGGGGGCCGTCGTGATCTGATGGGTCGTCGAGCCGTCCACCACACAGAAATAGGCCTGGATGCAGGAGTCGTAGAGGGACTTGGCCGCGCCTCTTCCCACAATGAGGTACTGCTTCTTGGTCAGCCGCTGCTTGACCCGCTTCGTCACATACCGGCCGCCCCGTCCATCCGGGTTCGGCACATAGACAGAGCGGTCGTCGAAATAGTACCATCCAAACACCTGTTCGCCCCAGAGCTTGAAGGTATCCAGAAGATGCAGGTCGGAGCCATCAGTTAGGGTCAGCTCGTTCTCGCAGAACTCAATCCATCCCTCCACCGCCCGGTCATCGTAGTAATATCCCGGTGACTCGATCAGGCGGTCGATCCGCCACATCTCCATCGCCACTTCCTTGCAGACGTGAATATCCCCTCGGAGAACGGCGTCCCGAAATGCTCCATAATAACGGGGGACGGCGGTGTTGGATAACATGTACGCACCCGCCTCCCGTTACAAGCCCAGCAGCTTCCGGCCGACCAGGACCAGAGTGGAAAACTTCTGATCCGTCAGATTTGTGCGGTAGACGTCTTTCGGGACCACCTGCTCCATATCGAACACGATAATGGGTGACTTGGCCTTGAACCCGCCGTATATGGCGTCGTTCGTGTCCAGAACTGCGCCATAACCGACCTCCTTGCACGCATGGAAGAACTTGGTGCGCTGGTTATACATATCGCGTCCCTTTCGGCTGTCGCCCTGACCGTCATAGGGGATGACGTAGTTGAACATCCGGTACACGGTCTGAAGGTCATCGGAGGTCGGCTTGTAGTCCGGCTCCCGCATCTTCCCAAGGACGGCCGCTGCTTCGCGGTAGCCCTTGAACTTGTACTTGTCGTTTACAAAGTACCCCTGCATCCGCTCCCGGTCAGTGACAAAGTTGTAGAAATCCCGGTCCTTCTTATAGAGGTCCATAAAGACCTTGGCTCCGGAATCCTCGCTGGCCACCTTCAGGTCGGTCTTGAGGGAATTGTCGATCCGGTACTTCATGAACGAACCTGTGCCGATCGCCTTTCCATCCTTATCATAGACCGTCTGGGGAATCGGCCGGTTGAACAGGGCGTTGTACTGGTGTTTATCCAGAGCATGGTGGGTGGCGTAGAACATATCGGCGTTCTTGGTCCGGTCCTTATCATAGGACAGCGTGCTCAGCGTGGTCTTATCAACCTTCAGCACCTCATCGAAGTGCTTCTTGTTGTAGATGCTGTTGCCGCTTTTGCGTTTGTTGGAAATGGCCTTCCGCTGGGACGGAGTATAGTCACCGCCGCTCAATGGATAGGGCGGGCCGTTGCGCACGCCCCATTTCTGGCCCAAAATGCCGTGGTGGCGCAGCTCCATACCGACTCACCTCAGCCCTTCAGTTCCTTGATGGCCAACGCGATGCCCAGTGCGCTGCTGCCAATGGCCAGAACGCTGCCGGCAACTTCCAGCGTGGTCTTGAGCGCTTCGCGGCCCTTGGAGACCTGAGCGGCAGGCACTTCCGCGAACAGCTGGTTATACTGCCGTTCCAGCAGCTCCCGGTTAATCTGATCCCGCATCTCCTTGTCGCTCATCTTGGACAGGTCCATCCGCTTTGGTGTCGGCTTGGAAGTGGTGCTCTCGTCCAGCTTCTTCAGCTCCTTGGCCAGGTTGGCGCTGGCGTCCACGGTGCGCTTGGTGCGCTCCAGGTCCTCCTTTGCCCAGCGCTTCGGATCAGGCTGGGAGAGGTCAATCCGGTTTTCCTTCTTCTTGGCCGCGTTCTCCCGCTTGTCACGGTCGTAGCGCGCCTCTCCTTTGGGGGTCAGCGAACCGTCCTTGTTCTGGTAACG